GCATTAACTTGAAAGCCAAAGGTTAGTAGAGCTGAAATCTCCACTGCCTATCTATGGGCTACAAATAGACGTTCTCCAACGTAAATGGAGTGGTGTTCGGTCAGCCCAGGTTTGGAAGCGTCAGCTTCTGAACCTTTAAGTTTGGTAGTTTGTAAATTAGCTTTTGGCGTACTGGTTTGGCTATTGCAGCCTAATTACCTGGTTCCAGGATAAGACTAATAAAACTGTCTACATGCTGAACTCAACAGCTGATGTAATAAAATAGAGACACACGTAATCTTATTATTTAGAGTTGTGAAGACCGCGGTTCGAGTCCGCGATGGTCCACTTATTAACTAATTAAATCACTTTGACATGGAAAGAGGTAACATTGATTTTGGTAAACTTCTAAATGGAGTTACCACAGAGAACGTTTATGTTCTTACTAATGATAACCGAAAGGTTATCCAGGCTTTGAGGTTCTTACCCGGAAACAGAGAAATCAAACCCAAGAAGGTTGAGGACTTAGTAAAAGCTTATCAAAACAAGGATTATATTCCTCCTATTCTAGTATCAACTCCTTTCAGATTTGTAACTGAAGGTAATCACAGACTTGCAGCTGCTTTGGAATGTCTTAAAAGGAATATTCCATTTACGTTAAGAGTATACTTCTATGCCGACGAATCTGCATTAGAAACTGCCCGTCTCATTAATAATACTCAGAATAGATGGAAGGCACATGACAAACTTATGTCTTATGTATATGAGAAGAAAGAACCGTATATGATACTAAAACAGTTTATGGATAAATATCCATCTATATTTATTCGTAATGGTGAGTATATGGTACAAGCTAGCTTAAGTCTTCTTTCTGGAGGTAGGACAAGAGCATCTTTAAATACTGCATTCTCCAACGGTAAGTTATTAATTAACGAAACTCAGTTAGAATTAGGAGAGGCTATGATGGATGAATTGTCATTAATCTCAGAAGTATTAGGAACTCAATCTGTATATGCTAGAGACCACAGTACTGGTTGGATGAAAGCACGTACAAGACTTGGCATTTCTTTTACTAAGTTCATAGTAAGACTTAAAAGAAGAGCTGCAACTTGGGAAGAGCCCAAGGACACTACTGAAGCATGGTTTAATATGTATATGAAGATAGCAAGTTTATGAAATTAACAATTAGTAGTCAATCCCAATTTGGGGTGCACATCTGTCAGTATCTATATGATATGGACAGCAATTTCGCTAAAGAGAATCAATCACTTCCCTTACAAGATATTGTAGCGCATATCTTATATGCTACGAATAGAATTAGAATGGGAAATGAGCCAATCACAACCAAAGCAATTGCTAGGATTACAGACTTTATAAATGAAAGCCTGCCAATCTCGGTAGCTTGTGTATTTGGCGATGAAGAATCTGGGAAGGATTATATTGACATCTCAGAACTGCAATCACTTCAAACACTAAAGGATATTAATTCCAGAGTTAAGCAGTTTTACGCTCCAGGCTTGAAGATTTCTTTGCAAGTAGTTGGCAGAACTTCTTATGTTGAGAAGGTTACTAAATTGGCAACTGTATTGGGAGGTTTTACTATAGGCAACCTTTCTGATGTTCCAATCACTGTATCATTCGCACATTATAGAACAGCTGACTTCTACTATAAGAGCATTCCCTCCAAGAATATCTTGAGAGGAGGTTATATACCTGCTTGGGACGGTAAAGGCTATTTGCACATTGAGTCTCCACATGAGATTAGAAGTGCTATCGTTAATAATGGTCAACTGGAAACAATATCCACAACGGTTACTCTAGAAGACAACGGAACGTCCGTAGATTTGCAAATTGCATATTTAATAGGGTAACTTAATCTTAGATAATTCTAAGCGCAAACTTGGTCTGATGAACTAAGAGTATATTCCGGAGTATACTTTGACTTAAAGGCGTTATAAAGAGTTGAAACCTGTACTATTCGAATAACGGAAAGTTCACCTAGGGGTGGAGATGGTTTGAGTCCATCATAGTATTGTGTGAGAGAGAATCTGCACGGTCTACGTTATAATCAGCACGTAGATAGGTCATCAAGTGAACCTCTTTCCTCATTTGATATGGGGCATGTAGTGTGTAAGTAGCGAGTTGTATTAAGCTGGCTCAATGTCTATGTGTCCCATTTTATCAATTAGAATAAAGAACTCTCAGATTAACCTGCTAATTTAATTTTACAAGATGGAAATGAATGAAAGGCCTAAAAAGGCTTGCTCTAAGCCCTCTCAAGGTGGGGGACGAAGGTATACAAATCCTACTAAAGTATTTGTGGACCAATTCGTAAACCTTGCGCACTATCTTGAACCACGTTCTTATGAAGACGTTAGTCAAGATATGTATGAACTGTGGAAGGCCAATCCAAAGCTGTGTGTCAAATTTACTGCCTATGTAAGACTTATTACACGTAAATGTAGAGTAGTTACTCCTAATGGAGTTATTTACTTAGACACACAGCGAGGAGGTGGTCTAAAGAATGAAGGTTTATTAAGAATGATGTGGTTGGCAACATATCATAAATCTACATTCCATGCCAATATGCCTTACTTTGCGGCAGCAGGATGCTGGAAGGACTTTATTAATATGTTAGTAATGGATGCTCAATTACATGGATACAAGCATAGACTAGATTGGGATTTCTTTAGAAAGACTATTTATGCTGGTTTAGTAGAAGGGCAAACATGTGACTTAGTAAAGAAGTATCTTCCTAGAGTTCGAGCTAATACTATATGTAAGACAGACGAGGCGAAAGCCCGTAACATAGTTGCTAAATATCTAGCTGAAGGCCTTTATGGTAAACCGAAAGAGGAAGGAGACTATTCATCTTATCGTAAGTATAGAAAGATGAAGAACAGCGGTACAGTTATGAAATGGCAGCAATTAATAAGCCATAAGAAATTACTCGACATTGACTTTGATACAGTTCCAGGAAAGGCTCTAGCACTGCTAGTAGGCTCTAAATTCCTCAAACAACAAGGTCTTGCAGAGAAGTATCAGAAATGGCTGAAGACTCGTAGAAAGCCCTGTAATGACGGATTTGTGCATAATTTATTTAAGCCATTTGGACTTGATAAAATTGCAGAGTTCGTACCAGAATTTATGGGTTCTTCTATAGATGTTAGTTTTAATACATTCGTAAAGAATGCTAAGCTAAAGAAAGTATCACCACTATTAGTAATTAGAGACATTAGTAATTCTGCTTATTCTGAGATAGAAGCTACTGAAACTTCTGCTTATAGTGTTGGTAAGGCTTATGCTATGTATCATTCCGAATTAATGCCTGTAGCGTTCTCTAGCATGTATGGTGTATTTGTCAACAATAGATGTGATTTACGTAAGTGGGAAGGTACAACTCCTACTAATAAGTGGATTTCAGATACTGAGGAAGCCTTAGTAACTAGTCCAACTCTGTCTATGATTGCAGATATGCTTATATCTATTAAATCTGAAGGAATCCGGGAAGGTGAATTTCCAAATGGCTGTTTGGTAATTAGCGGAGCATTGGGACATTTAAGAAACACCAGTGAACAATTCATTGAATTTAAATCTAAACTCTTAAAAGCTGGATTTAGCAAAGAGTTTGTTAAACAGTTTAAATTAATTATTTGGCATTTAGCCTCTAAACAGACTAAGTCTAAAGTTGAATTGATTTGCAATGTTTCTAACTGTTTCTTTGTTAACGGATTAAGTCAGTCCACTGCTGGATTTATAACCGGAGAGAAGAGATTCCAGAATCCTAGTACGCCTAAAGAGTTGTTCGATTACATGATGAATCAAGAACTCTTGAATATGATGGTGTTAGAGAAGGACACACCGAGAAAGAATGCAAGCGTGCAGAGTAAGCCTGCAAAGGCTGAGAAGCCAATTTATAATAAGCGCACTGTGTCCACTCAACAAGGCTAGAAGATTAAATTCCTTATGTAATTAGATGGGATTTATTTGAATGATGCCTGTGAGCGGTAAGGCTAGTAATTTAAGTTAGAAGACTTACATAATTTGTAAGTGGTGTGGGTTCGAATCCCACCTAGCTGACTATTATTACTGTAGTTTTAAATTACTCATAAAGAATTTCCGATAGTTGCATCTGTGTCATTGCCATTACTACTTAAAACAGCAACTATTGGAAATGGTCATAAAGGCTTACAGTCTGTGAAGATAGTAAGTCTATATCCAATTAAATTTCCCCATGTTGTATTTAATACATATTAACTTTTATATGTGAGAAGGATTACTTATCTTTGCACTCACAATTCATCAGTTAATATGGATTGTGTGATTTGGGCACGTAATTGGTAGCCGCGTGGATAGAATGAACTAGGGAGTACGCCACAGTTGGAGAGGTGGGCTTGACTGTAAATCAAGTGCCTTTGGCTGAGTAGGTTCGAATCCTACTACTCCCACAATATGTTTGAAAATGTAATTAATTCTAAGAAACAAGGTGATGTTGGAATGTGTTATGCAATAGCATATTACTCCAGACTAGGATGGACAGTATCTATTCCAATCACTGATTCTCAAGATTATGATTTATTAGTAGAAAATACTGATAACAACATATTAAAAGTTCAAGTTAAAACCAGTAGATATTTAACAGAAGGAGGAACTTACCAAGTAAGCCTAAAAACTTGTGGAGGAAGTTGCTATTCTATTCCTACTGAATAGATTGAATCTAGTGGGTCTATGAATTTAGGAGATAAATATTCCGAATTTAAGGTTTCTTTATTTTAATCTACTCCTTAATTGGACTGGAGGTTCGAGTCCTCCCGGGCCCACCCCACACTGCGATAATTAAATACAACATCTGTTGAGCATTCGCTCAGCAAACCCTTCTATGGTTCACGAGAATAGTAGAAGTAAACTGCGGGATTCGTATAATGGTTATTATAACAGCCTTCCAAGCTGAAGATGACAGTTCGATTCTGTTATCCCGCTCTCGTTTTAAATTTGAAGTATTATGAACAGTAAAAGTGAGTGATGAGTAAATGCTGTATTATTAAAAGTAATACTCCAGAACTTAGACAAAGGTTAGAGCAATCTGGAATAAGTGTATGTATATGTTCATCGTTTAAAGAAGCTGATTGGCTCTGTTGTTGGGAATCCAATATGGCTTATGACGTGCATGGTGTTTACCCTGATGGGATAGATGATTTGTCCAAAGAAGCTTATCAGGAGGATTTTATTAAGGAAATAAATCCGATTATATGCGAATCGGAAGATGAGTTTATTAACATGTGCAAACAATTTAAAAGGAAATGATTATGCGGTAGATTTCTTACAAACCACCATAACAGTTAGTCTGTTATTTAGAAATTACAATTTTATTAACAACTAATTATTATGGCAACAATTAACGATTTTAAAAGAGAAATTAGCGAATTAGTAAAAGCACAGAAGGTCGCTAAAAGAATTAATCATCAATCAGAAGTATATCGTAACAGTGGTTATTGGAACATCCTAATCAGAATTGGAACAATAACTACTTATATGCTGACTTGGATAACGGAGGTGTTAGAAGCCATATCTCTAATGTAGCTAAGCACAAGACTAAGACAGCATACGGATATAGATGGGAGTATGCACAATAGCTCCCATCTCCGCAACCATATAATCCATAAATGATTATTTTATTTAAGAAGACGTACAGCACACGCCTCTTATATGATTAGTATTGGTAGCGTCTTCTGTGGATGGGCAAGTAGCTCAGTAGGTCAGAGCACTACTCTGATAAGGTAGGGGTCATAGGTTCAAGTCCTATCTTGCCCACGTCTTGATTTCGAATTAATAGGAAGTCTTACAGCATAACCCATGTCAAGCATATTTAGACTTCCGCACTCTGGGTATAGGAGAATAGGTTAATCCGCTAGCTTTGGGAGCTAGAGAGTGTCGGATCGTACCCGGCTACCCAGACGATTTATTTGTATGTTTGTTTAGTTTCACTAGATCCAATCATTAAAACCTTAATGATTAAACCGTTTCGCCTCACATTAGTCCATTGACATGTGGGCGTGCTAGAGTGGCTTAATAGGCAGATCTGCAAAATCTGTATTCCTCGGTTCGAATCCGAGCGCCCACTCTTCGATTTAGTGAAATATAAGAAGACGTCAGCACTTCATGACTTGGCAACCGCCAATTTATTCGTGTGATTTAATTGACCGTCTTCTGTAGGATGACTCCATAGCTCAGTTGGCTTAGAGCAACGGACCTTTAATCCGTGGGTCGAGGGTTCAAATCCCTCTGGAGTCACTAGGAATGCTTTAATTAAGCAACTTGAAGTGCAAATTGTATTCGACCACTCGGTCTGTGAAGATAGAGCGGTTTCCTTTTAGATTATTAATTTACTGACTAAAACTGAGTTATTATGAAACTATTTAAGTTAATTAAGAAAGCAGTTAAGTGGTATTTCATTCAAGTCTCTAAGACTTATGTAATGACTCCCACAGGCATGATAATTCCGCATGGATAATCATGCTGCCGCCCGTCAGTAGGAAATATATAGATTTTATGACACACAGATTTATTAAAGGACTTATCATGTTTCTAATTGGATGCATGATTCTATTGTTGCCAATACTAGTAAACTTAGGAGATATTATAGGAGTTCCAATCATAATTGGTTCTATGATAGCCATTATAGGTTTCTTAATAATGCTAGATGGTGTTTAGTATTTAAATGGCGAGTTAGCTCAGTGGTAGAGCAGTTGACTGTTAATCAATTGGTCGCAGGTTCGAATCCTGCACTCGCCGCAATGTTTAATTTTAAATGTATTTAATTATGTTAACAGAATTTGTCGTAGGCGTGATTATGGTCATATACATCATGTGGATTGCTAATTCTGGAGATGCGTGATTATGAGAAATGTTAAGTTTATATTACAACTATTATTAGGATTTGTATTAATTCTAATAGCAGTGTATTCTCCACTAAATGAAGATGGCAGAGTTGCTGTAGGTACAGCGGGTTTTATAGTAATGTTCCTTACAATCATTCAGGATTGGTAACTAAAATGCGTCCTTAGCTCAATCGGTAGAGCCCCTGTCTCCAAAACTGGGTGTGTTCGAGTCGTGCAGGATGTGCTTATTAATGGAAGGGTGGCAGAGTTGGCTTAATGCGGCAGTCTTGAAAACTGTTGGTCGTGTAACAGCGATCCCAGGGTTCGAATCCCTGTCCTTCCTCTTATTAATTTATTAATGAAAGATTATGAAATTGAAATTTGAACATGTTGATCAGCTCAGTAACAATAAGAAAGCAAGAGTAGCTTACAGAGTCATAAGATTGTTACCAGAGGAACCTGTATTGAACGCATTCTTTGATTCCGAAGATGTCCCTGAGAACTTAGAACTTGCTGTTAGAGCCAGACATAAAGAAGCTGAAGAGCTTGTGAATGTTAATCTTCCAAAACTTCCTAGGAAGATGAAGAAGAGACTTAAACGTCTTATTGGGACATTATATAATGGTTATAGTCTAGCTGTTGCTATATTAGACAATGAACGTGACACTATATCCAACGAAGTACAGCAAGGATAACAGCCGTTTGCATGCTATTCTACTTAATAAGTTTAAGGGAAAGCGCACACCTATATTATACGGGTATTTCTCATTTGTTAAAGAACAATTCTACATATCTAATACAGCACCTGGTGTGTGTCTCACGTATGAAATACGAACAGAACTTATTAAGGAGCTGAGAAGGTTTCACTGGAATTATTCCTATAACATGGATGCTAAAGCTTATAGAGATTGGCTAAAGTATCACAGTGTATTTAACTATTAAAATTTAATTATCGTATGAAGACAATCAATTTATCGGGACTAGATATGAAGAAATTCATTGGTACTGGTTACAATCCAAGTCAGGATATTGTTAATATCAGTGGACGAGACGATGGAAGAACTAAACATGAAAGAATCAAAAATTCACAGAAACAAATTGTGGAGGAACCTAAAGAAAGACCAGAAGTATATTACTAGGATTAAACGGTCATTTCCGCATTGGTATATCTGTAGCAGTAATAAGTGGCGTAAAGCAATAAGCTGGACTGAACTTTATAATGCTAAGAATACCTTTAGGTTAAAACCATGAGTACTCCCTGTAGTTGTGCAATATGTAAGGACTACTAAAGAACTGATAGCTTTATATTCATAAAATAGTATCGCCTAAGAAGACATACAGCAGGTGTCATGTTACATATGATTACAATGTCTTCTGTTAATGCCTCGATAGTTCAAGGGATAGAACCTGGGATTTCTAACCCCATAATCTGCGTTCGAATCGCAGTCGGGGTACTTATTAACTAATAATTAAAAATGTATGATACTGATTATTTATATTATCGGATGTGTAGTTGCTTTGATGGCTGTGTGTTTCTATGAATATCGTGACTATAAGAGAAATTCTAATTACACTTACAACTTGTGTGACTTATTAATGGAATTAACTCTTGTAATAACTTCATGGATTGGTGTTGTTGCAGTTATAGTATTTGTATCTCCAGGTATAGTGATGTTTAGAAAGAAGTAGTATGTTGTTCTTATGGATTTATTCGGCTGGATGCATTGCTACTTTATTACGTACCATAATCGGATTAATTATTGAGTACAAAGTAAGGCAAAGAAATAAAGAACGTTACGAGTTCGACTATGGAATGTTACTAGTTCTGACACTGTTTGTAATTAGCTCCTGGATAGGTGTAATGATCGTAGTGTCTAGTAGTAGCGAAGATGTGTACAGGTACTTAACTAAGAAGTAACAAAGCATATAAAATGAATAATAGGTTATTAGATCGGTAAATAACCTTCCGTAAGCAATCGGACGTTGATAGCCCTACGATAGTGTGGCTACATACGGGCTGTGTAGTGTAATCCGGGAGCACATCATCCTTGCAAGATGAAGGAGGAGTTCAAATCTCACACGGTCCACTATTAAACTAAATTGAATAATATGAGTGAAGAACTACTTGAAGTATCATGTGAACAGTATGAGAAAGAATTAGAATCGTTTAACAAAGTAAAAGAGGAAGTTGATAATTTATTATCACACCGCAAAGCTTTCCAATCTTTAAAATGGATGTTTTATGCTAATACAGTTGTGTTAGTTGGCACTATAACTCACAGTGTCTTGTGTTACATAAATGAAACATTCACTATCATCACACTTATATGTGCATTGGTAGTATTGTACTCTAATCATATAACCTATAAGTACTATAAGAGAAGCAATGATAGGATAGCCATTATTAATAAAGTTGAGGAAAACTACAATAGATGTCTTGAACTACTAGAATACTTAATAGCAGTACTAAACGAACTTGATGAAGCTGATAACCGAGACAAGTTTGTAGAAGACGTAGGAGAAGACTTAGCACTAGCCATTCTAGAATACGAGATGTGTAAACAAGTATTTGCAAATGCAGTGCGCGAAGGTTACGAGAATGAGTAACTATATATGGTGTTATTAGCTCAGTTGGTTAGAGCACTTGATTGTGGTGTCAGTTCGATTCTGACATAACACCCTTAGTATCTTATAGACATAATATTAACTTTAAAATTAATTTCCAGTTTGTTTCATTGTTTATTATTCACTAAGATACTATAATGCCGAGGTAGTGGTTGGGTGCAATTCCCATGAGTAGGTGAGGATACGTTGCGTGACACGGTAATGGGAGTAGGTGCGATGGCAGTCTGTATGGCGCCTTTAAGATTGTACAGCACTGAAGGATTTAGGTTGTCCAAAGCAACTGGCGTAATAAAGCATAAAATCCAGTGAAGACGTATGTGTAGGCAGTAAGGGACAGTAGCGCAGGTGGTCAGTTCGCGCTGGACTGAAAATCCAGAGATAATGGTTCGATTCCATTCTGTCCCACTATTTATTAACAAGATTAAATTATTAACAAGATGAGTGATGTGTATTATATCATAGGTGGCGTTGCCTATGGTATCTTGCAATTCATAATATCATGGGTTGCAGGTGAACTTGATGTTGATGTGGACTTCGATGGAGATGCCGATTTCGACATTGGTGATGCCGATAAGGTTGCAGGTATTTCTAAAGTGGATGCAGAAACTACTATTGCTAGAACCGCAAGAGAAGATTGCAGAAATTAAAGAAGCTGCTGAAATTCTTAAGGAGGCTGAAGGTAAGAGAGCATCTTTGATGGCAGAAGCAGACAAGATTACTGCTGTTGAAATGGCTCCTGCAAAGGCAGTAGAGAAGATGATTGAATGTGGTATGACTCC